GCCTCCTCGTGGCCCTGTCTCCTTACGGAACCAGGTCCAGGTCCTCTCTAATCGTCCTAGCCCCAAGTTCTCTTTCTGATTCCCTTTATTATCAGGAATGAGATGAGTCACTTGAGACCTAAGATGAACCGATGCAGGATTGTGAGGTCATAGTATTAGAACCAAGGAAATGGGTGCGTCATTATTTCGCATGTCGATACCATCGGACCCACCGGCGAGCCCAAGTTCCCCCCTTAACAAATTTGAAAACCCCTCGGGCTTCATCTTTGCGTCGGGTAGAGAACTGGCTCATTCCGAGGACCGATAGATCGTCTTCGAGACTTTGAAGACGCTCCAAGAGCGATTCCACCACCTCGGGTGAAATATCCTCTTGGATCGACTCAACAAGGCGTTCAAGAGCTGTCAGGTTACTTAGTATGTCGTAAAAGGCCTCTCTGTAACAATATTCACAGAGTGACATAACCCAAGTTACTTGGGCTAATGTCAGCGGACCAGGGATCTCTAGATGAGGCCACTGGCTCGGAGACCAAATAGACGTACCATAGTGAGCCCGGGTTCTATCGACTTCTACCATCTTTGTCAGTGGGACAATCCGACTTCTAAGTGCAAGAATACGTTTAAGTAAATCTTGTACTAACTCCCGAAGATAATCTCCGGAAGGTTCAGGAAGGGTTGACTCACCTACCGCCGTTTGGCGGAAGAAAGATAAAAGAGATGTGTAAGCCGGACCCCCGGGGGCGTACCAAGAAGATACGTATACCCGGAGCCGTCGAGGCATATCACCCCACCGGGAAGATATTGTGGACAAAGCACGCCACTTGTAACCAAGGACCGCTAAAGCTTGTGAAAGCGATAGATTTCCTTTCTTCGCTAACTCAAGCCAGTTACTCAAGCTAACGAAGGCGGCTACTACCTCCATGATGGAAACGGGTCCGACCAGGATACCTCCTGACCATACCCGTTTAGCGAACTCGATAACGCGATGACCAAATCGGTCCTGAACCGACTTGTGTAATCCTACGTGAACTCCGATTTCTCGGACAACTCGAAGGTATTCATCCGCTACTTGCTCGTTGGCGATGACTAAGTCATCCCCTAAAATGGCGTAGTCCTTGAACCATTGTCCTGCGATTACCACGCCAGCTCGGAAAGCCGACCATTGCACAATTGCATGGTGGGTCAGTGCGAGCATAGCCCAAGAAGTCAAAGCTCCTATTGGTTGCCCAACTGCATACATAACAGACTTCACCCCGAATTCATCTTGAGCTCGGGCAGGAAGTTTGTATGCTCGGGCTACCAGTAGAGTTATCCACAAGTTTGCACCATGAGATGTAATAAAACATGACATGATGACGGCTTGTAGCAGAATAGGTAAGCGATCTGTCGCTGCCGATAAATCGAATGACCAGAACCGAGTTTTCCCGGTTTTGATTAGACGCTTAATCGGCGCTAACTGATCGAATGTCCCATCCTGCGGGATGACTCTAAGGATCTGGAAGATCCGATCATGCAGTGGACGTATAATCCACTGAGTGATGCAGTCAACCATAGCGAAGATACGAATCTTCCCTGCCGCTTCGTCCTTCAATCCCAACTTACCTAGCCATCCCGATGATAACATCGGGAAGGTAGACGAGATCTTAATCCCTTCCTCTAACCAATTGAGGAAGCGGTGGTTCGCCGTCAGTTTCAACCAATCCCGAAGGATTAGGAGGAACTTAGGTTCCAATCTCCAAGCCTGAAGAGCTGATAGAACTCCTATAGGAGAACTAGACAACCATTCAGGATGAGTAGGGGTCGATCGAAGAATTAGGAAAGGTCGTACGACTAAGGACCGAAGGAATTCCAACGGTTCAAAGTCGCTATCAAACCAGGATCCTTTTGCCTTGAGACAAGGCAAGAAAGATCCGATAACAAACGCACTAAAGTCACTCAGAATGGGTGACGGAAGTGAGAATGGTTGGATGATAGACTTCAGAGACATCTTTCCGGTGAACTCTAAAACCCGATAAAGGGAAAACAGAGTTAACCAGAACCGAAGGATCGAGGGATCCCCCTTGAGGATCCGAGTCCGATGAAGGACCGGGATGACTGAAGGAAGGCCCCCCGCGCCACGGCTGAATCGAGCTCCATACGGAGCAAGATCAGAGATAGTCTCACGAGCTACAGCTCGGACCGTAACCGTGTACCACGCTTTGAGTGTAATAACAGCAAAACGGATACCCGACTTACGGGCCAGGGAAGAGACTTGAGCTAGAAACGTGATAATTAC